GTCTGCTCTCAGACGCCGGCGTCACCGATCCCATCTACGGCCTGAATTTCAGTGTCTTTCGCGTGGCTTTCCTGAGCGGAGAGTATATGCGTACTACGAAGGTTCAACCGCACCCGCTGCATCACAGGCAGCTCGTGCAGTACACCGACTGTACGTACAACTTCTTCGTCAACGACCGCCGCCGCAACTTCGTCCTGAGCAAGTAGGCTCAGAGAAAGGGGGGTCACTATGGCCGTTCTCATTACGGACATTGACCACAAGTTTCTCAAGGAGGACGGGAAGGGCGCGGCCAGCTCGGGCAACGAGTTGGCGCGGTCAGTCTGGTCCGGCCTCAACATCAGTGGTGAGCCTCACGCTCGGTTGGGCAACCACACCAACATCAGTTGGCACTTCGACGACTTCAACCCGTTCCGTTCCGCGGACTACGACATCGTCATCGCCACCTCATGCACGGTCACCGTCTCTCCCACTGGCAAGCTCAAGCTCGCCGTGGATGCGACGGGTGCCGATGATGAGGCGGGGTTGCAGGCGATCAACGCAGCCGCGGGTTCTGGTCCCATGATCAAGCTCACGAGCGGCAAAGAGTCCGCTTTCGAGGCTCGGTGCATGATCGACCAGACGGCCGCTACCAGCTTCTTCGCTGGGGTCGCAACGGACGGTGTCAGCAGCTATGCCGCTGACCAGATGTTCGACGCCACCAACGCCGCTCGTGGAACGGCTGACCAAATTGGCGTGTCGATCCTGACGACCGATGCCGGCGTGGCCGACTGTGTCTACGCCACGGGCGCTTCAGGGACGGTTGCCAAGGAAGCAGCCAAGACCATCGCAGCCGACACGTGGTTCAACGTGGGTCTGCGGTTCGACGGCTCGGACCTGATGTACTACATCGACGGTGTCCAGCGTGGTGACAAGGTGGCTTTGGCCTCCCTGCCGTCCACGGTTCTGGCGCCGACGTTCGAGATCAAGATGGATGGTGCAGTTGCCGGCAACGCTTACGTTGACTGGTACGCCATCGGCCAAGAAGTCTAGGAGTCGAATTCGCCTTCGCACTCCGTTTTCGCCCGGGGGTCGGGTAACCGGCCCCCGGGAGTTTTTCACATGGCAGAGTCCACACTATCCCTGACCGTCGAAGACCTTCGCGATGCTATCGCGGAGTTTGTCTATGGCGGCAGTGGGGACTACAGCGACGGCACCTTCACCGCGCAGGAGCAGGGGGTCATCGAGCGGATCCGCAAGGGCGGAATGCGGCTCGCCTACCACCCACCTCCTATCATGGGCAAGCACCACGAGTGGTCTTTCCTGAGCCCGGTGGCAACCCTGTCGCTCAACGCTCAGATCACGGCCGGCACGGTCACCTACACGCACAGCAACCGGCGGGTCGTGTTCACGACAGCCCACACGCTGACCGACGCCACCGCACCCATCTACAAGATCGAGATCGACGGTATCGATTACACCGTGGACTCCCGACACGACGCCACTAACCTGGTTCTCCCCGTGGGTGACAACCCCGGTGCGGATGTCTCTACCGCGTCCACCTACCGGCTGCATCAGGACGACTACACGTTGCCAGATGATTTCAGCCGGCTGATCGATGACTTTACGTTCTCCCAAGCCGACAACGCTTGGTACACGGTCAAGCTGGTCGGCGAGGCCCGCATTCGCACGATGCGGCAGCGGTCGTCCAACGCGAACTTCTCGAGTAGCGACCCGCAGTTCTGTGCCATCCGCCCACTGGCGAATGTGCCGGCGACGGGAACCAGGAAGGAAGTTATCTTCTGGCCGAATATCGTTTCATCCGCAACCGTGCAATACCGATACCGCGTCCGGCCCGACGCGGAGACCTCGGGCTACATCTACGGGGCCAGCGACCACAGCGATATGTTCCACTACGCCTGTCTGGCCGAGGCCGAGCTGTATCTCGACCACGCCCGCGGGCCGATGTACGAGCGGTTCTCTGAGGCACTGGCCGCCTCGGTTATGGCCGACTCCACCGACAACAAGCCGCGTCAACTGGGGTACAACGGCGACTCCTCCGATGGTATGAGTACCACTGGAGTGGGGCGTCACTACCTGTACGGCGCCGGCGTCACCTACAAGGACTTCGGAGTAGAAAAATGAGCCAACGACACACGGTACAGGATGCCACGCGGGTGGCGATGAGCGAGCCGGCCCGGGGCATTACCTTCATTTCGCAGGATGCGGCCCCGAACGATACGACCGACGCGGCCGGATTCGCCAAAGGATGCATCTGGATCGACAGCGCCGCCGCCAACATCTACATCAAGACGGGTGCGGATGATGCGTCCGACGCCGACTGGAAGCTCATCACGAGGGCTAGCTAATGACCAGCACGACCTCAGTCATCGGCAATTTCACCGACAGGCCATTCGTCGCGCCGACCGACTACAACAAGGCGGGGCAGAAGTATGCCTATGTCTCATTAACGGCCGATGGAGCCATCGTCGCTGCTGTGTCTGGGAAGAAGATTCGGGTGCTGTCGTTACTGTTGTACAGCAGCGAAGCCGACGAGCTGATCACCGTCCAGATCAGATCCGATGACGCAAGCGGCGACACGTTGTCGCCCAAATTCCTCACAGGTTCATTGCAGAACAACTTTGGGGGGATGTCTGGGGAGCGGGGGTCGATTCAGCAACCGATTGTGTTGCCGTTCAGCCCCGCAGGGTGGATGGAAACGGTTGCAGGGGAGGCCCTTTTCGCCGACCTCACACTTGCGGGTTCGGTCAGCACCGAGGTTGGAATCATGGTCACCTACGATGAGACTTCCTAGTAGAGGAGGTCACCGATGCCACGCCGTCGCGGACCCAAAAAGACCGTGCAGGACTTGCAGTTCCCCACGGGTGGACTGGTTGAAACGGTCGCGTTCGAGGATCAGCCTCCGAACACCACGGTGGACTGCGAAAACGTCCGCGCGTTCCCGGCCAACCTCACCGTCAGCAAGGCGGCCGGCCTGAACGCGACCACCGATGGTCGCAACCGCGGTGGCCAGCGGCCCGGCCTATCATCGTACATGACGAAGCTGTCTGGATCAGACACGGTCAACCTGCCGTTCCAAGACAACGACGCGGCTCCCATACAGAACATCTCGCATCTGGTCTGGTCTGAGGTCACCGACCTGTACGGGCAGGGCCACAGCATCATCCACAGCACCAACGGCTTCATGCTGATGGACTCGGATGGCGTCCAGGTCGGGAGCAGCGAGGGCGGTGCTTCGAGCGAGACGTGGCAGTTGTCTGTGTGGGGCGGGGACGGCTCGGCTTACGTGGCTACGATCAACTCGAGTAACAAGGTGGTCGTGCGGAGAATCGATGCGATTGCCGACGCTGCGGGCAAGCCCACCGAGAAGTGGGACACCACTGATATCGCCGACTCCCTGATCACGGTCGATTCGGCGTCGAACCGCCCGGTGCGGGGGATGGCCGCCCGGGGCGACACGCTCTACCTGTGGGTGTCCGATCTGGCGGGCGGTGTAGCGGGGGGGAAAGATGCGATCTACCGTTTCGACACAGCGACCGGGAAACTTCGGGACGGCGACAACGACACGTATTGGATTCGGAGCTTCGGTTACGGCGATGCCGGCGTGGGCAAGTTTCATGAGGCGAGAAGCAGCGCAAGCGACAACTTCGGCAACCTGATGTCAGTCGCCCGGGGTCGCATGGCGCTGTTGAATATCAATTTCTCCGGTGGAGACACCGGGTCAGATAACATCACCACCGGGCTCGCACACAGCACGGGAGCCGCCGGGGTCGAGACGGCCCTCGAGGCACTCTCGGGTATCAGCTCGGGCGACGTTGACGTCACCGGGGTCTCGGCCAAGCACGAGGACGGCCTGCTCGTCGAGTTCAAGGGGGTCCACGCGAAACGCAACGTGCCACAGATCTCGATCAGCACCGCCAGCACGGCACAGATTGCCACGGTGGTCTGTGTGCGAGACACTAGCGACAACCTCAACGGCAAGTATTTTCTGATCTACGACGGCAAGGGTCAGAAATACATGGTCTGGTTCAAGACCGGCGCCTCCGAGGTGGCCGTGACCAAGGTCAGTGGCCTCTACAAGGCGATCAAGGTTACGGTGGCAACGGATGCCGCAAACACGGTAGTCGCAACAGCAGTCCAGACCGCCCTCCACGCAGAAGCTGAGTTCACCGCCACGGTGGCAACGGCCACGGTCACCGTCACGGCGGTCACTGCGGGCAGCTCGACGGCTCCCGCGGCCGGCGACAGCGGATTCACGGTCGCCGTGGACCCGGCCGGCGTGTCAGGTCTGGCCGGTCCCGACGAGGTGCAGGTGCTGCGGATGAACGGGTCGCCGACCCACGGGACTACGACTCTTTCGCTGGAACATGGGGGCGGCACCCAGACCACAGGTGCCATCCCCTACGACGCCACGGCCGCGGTGATTCAGGGCCACCTCGAGGGGCTCTCAAACATCACCGGGCCGGTCACAGAGAAGTGGTCGGTTCAGAGTGGTCCTGATGGCAGCTCCGAAGT